TCTCCTGGTAAAAAATCTGGGTCAAAGAATACTTCAAAGTCTTCTAACTTTTCTCTTATCTCCTTATGTTGTTCAGCTGTTTTCTTTATTTTAATAAACAACCTATCAAACTCTCTGTGCAATTCATGCGGAATACCTACATGTCTATTTAACATTGCATTAAACATATTAATTAATACATAAACATCTCTTGACTCAGGATATTCTTCATTTCTAAATTCCATTTGTTTAAAGATATCCCAATCTGATATTATACCATCTTGTAATAAATGCTCTAGATTACTCAAAAACTCTTGAGACATCTCAGCGCATTCAGTACTTGCTGCCCAAACAGCATCTTCTGATTCCTGCAGTTTTTCAGCAGTTTCTTTCATTTTCCTCTCATGTGGAGTAGGAAATTTTATTATTTTACCCATTATGCTTCCTTGTCAATATCCCACTTAATTCTTTTTTCGTAATTAGGTTTTCTAACTCTATCCCACCAGCGTTTTCTTTCCTGGTCGGCTCTGTAATCATATATCCAATTACGTCCATTCTTTTCAGCATCTTTGAAAATTAAATTAGTAAATATAAGTGGTACTATGACAGCCATATGTATTATAATTGATGTAATTGTGTTGTAATCAAATCCCATATAAACTGTAGCAACTAAACCAAAATAAGCACTCCACATTACAAAAAGTACTAAAGTAAAGTATGCTTGTAATGAAGGGTCGGGAATATACTTAAGTGGATTAAATCTGTTGTCCATTACTAAACGCCAACAGTCAATCACCCACACAAGTAATTTTTGAAATATATTATATTTTTCCATAGTATGTATATTATATCACAGTTCTAGTCATTTGTAAACTGTTTTTTCAAACTTTTTACGCTAGGTGCTCCGATTCTACAATTAATTATTCCATTATAATAATCATCAGATAAAAGCACATCTCTGTCAAATTGTTCCTTTGCTTCTAAGTATGCGCATTCACCTTTCGTTTTACACAAGTAAAGTATCTCTCTATGGTAGATATCTTTACCACTTGTTTCCACTTCCTCTTTTAAAATTCTATTGGAACCAAAGTATTCACGCCAGTCAGATTCAACTAACATTCTTACTCTTCTTTTTCTGGTTTTTGTTTTGGGAAGTGTTTTCTTATTCCAAAAGAATTTTTTACCGATGTACTTTTTACCATTAGCTCTATTAGTTATACAATATACAAATCCATAATAATCATCTGAACTAAAATTTTCAGGTGGTTCGTAAGGTCTTCCTTCGTATAACCATGGATTAATCTTCATAATAGTTAAAGTTTAATGTATCATCTTCTGTATCGTCGTGAGTTGGTTCACCACAATGCGGACAAAAATTCACTTTAACATCACCATCGTCAGGTCGAATGACGAAAGTATTATAACAGTGCTCGCACTCTAGTTTCATTTATTTGATACCCAGGCTTCGAACTCGGTATATCCACCAATAATATTTCCATCAATTCTTATTTGAGGAAATGTTCTAGCACCAGGGAATTGTTCAAATAATTCTTCTCTAGTAAAATCTCTATCTAACTTTTGATAAGTATAAGTATGGTCAGTTTCTTGTATAAACTGTTGAGCCACTCTTACTGCCTTATCGCAATATGGACAAAAATCTTTTCCAAATATTTCAATTATCATTTCATAGTCTCCTCTATAAACTCACTTAATGTATTTATATCACTGTCTGATAGCATTCCTGCTTGAGCCCACATTGTTGAACTCATATTACCGATTGTTTCTCTATTCTTATATGCGTATAATCTTTGGCTGATATATTCTGCATTTTGTCCTGCTAATTTAGGAAATGCACCCATACCTTGACCTTCATTACCATGACATGCTGCACATCCACCCCATAATCCTCTTATAGAACTAAAAGGGTCACCTTCAGCTGCTGCCTTTTTTCTCATCTCAATCTCTGCTGGTGTTCCATGTATTTTAACATACGCTTCATAACATTCACCAGTGCATGATTTATTATTAGGATATCCTTTATATTCTAAATTATCATAAGTATAATATAATAAACCACCAAAAGAAAGCACAAAGGCTATCAAAATTCCAACTAAATCATTCATTTATTTCTCCTTAAAATTTTACTAATAATTGCATGTTTGCAAACTCAGAATCAATTTTACCATAGTTTTCGTTTTCGAACATATCAAATTTTCTTCCACCTACGTTAAATTTTAATTCTAGTTTATCGTTAATTATAAAACCTACACCCACTGATAATGAGTCCAACATATCTTCCATTTGCATTGCATCCAAATGTAGATTTATTTTATCATATAAAAATGGATAGTTTAAATTCATCATCTTCATATCTTTATTACCTATAACTGAGATATGATTTGACGAAAAACCAATCATAGTTTCATAATTCCTATTGCCATCATAATCAAATGAAGACCTTACTAACGTTGCGCCTTTATAACTTACACCAACGTTTTGCATATTAAAATGAACATCTTGTCCATTATCAATTTCTTCAACTCCGCCCATAAGCGAAATCATTAACATCATACTTTTCATTTAAATCCTTCTCCTATTAAAATCATTGTTAATAACATACCACCAAAAACAGCTAACTGTACAAATGCCATAAAGGCAACTAATGGTAATTGTATTTCAGCCCACCAATTTAACTCTTTTTCTTGCCATTCGTTAATTTGTTCAGGTGTAGCATCTACAGTTGCATTCAATTGTAGTTCTAATTGTTGTTCATATCCACTCATTACGTTTGCTGCGTCATCCACAGCACTTGGTCTTTTCCATGGGTCTGGACTCATAAACTTAATCCTTTTAATGTATTATTATCAACATCCTTTTTAACTCCACCAACCACATAAGAACTAATCTCAGTTTCTTGTGGAGCAACCTGTACGTTTCCACCAGCAATCCATTTCTCTGTCCAAGGTAAAGGATTAGCCAAAGGAACTTTATATGGAGGAACGAGTCCAACAGCTCTCATTCTTTTTGCACCTATCCATTCCACATAATCTTTTAATATTGTTTCATTTAATCCAATCATTGAGCCATTCCTAAATAAATACTCAGCCCATTCTTTTTCTTGTTCAATAACTTTTACAAATAATTCAGTCGATTCTTGTTCACATTCTTTTGCAATCTTATCCATCTCTTTATCTTCTCTTCTCATAAGTTTGAGTAGAGTTGTTGTACCAGCCAAATGTGTATTCTCATCTCTGGCAATAAATTTAATTATCTTTGCGTTGCCTTCCATTTTTTTAAGCTCAGCGAATGCCCAACTGCAGGCGAAGGATACGTAAAATCGAATACCTTCTAAGGCATTCGCTGACATCATACACATCCATAATGATTTTTTACTTGGCTTATTTATCAATTCATCGTAATAAGCTGCTATATCATTTCCGCATTCTATAATTTGTTTTATATCTAACATATTATCAAAAACATGACTTGGGTCAGGATAAACATTTCTAATAATATGTGTATATGACCTTGAATGAATTGTTTCAAAGAAGGACCATGTTTCAACCCAGTTCTCAAGCTCTGGTAAAGATACAATAGGAAGGAAAGCAAGATTTGGTGCTCTTCCTTGTACTGAATCTAATAATATTTGTCTTTTTAAATTTGATGTAAAGATATGCTGTTCATGTTTAGATAACTTATGGAAATCAGCTTTATCCTTAGACACATCAACTTCTTCAGGTCTCCAAAAGAAGCCTAATTGTTTTTCTGTTATTTTTTCGATTTGTGGATATTTGACTTGATCGTATCTTGCGATGTCAACACCTTCATCAAAAAACATGTTTTTCTTTAAATGTGATTTTTTATTTTTCTTTAATATTGTCACGTTCAAATTCCTCTAATTTTTTGAGTTCTCTATTTACTATTTTTTCTAAATCTTCTATGTCAGGGAGCATGTCCCAATCTTCAGATGACGCAAGCTTCGCATTCTTCGTCGTCGATTCCCTCTTGAGTTTCGTTGATTTCGATTGGCTCATCTTCTATTTCTCCAGCACCATCAAAGGTATTAAAATAATATAATTGTTTTAGACCATACTTATATGCGGTCACTAAATCAGTTATCATCTCAGACATTGGAATCTTATTATCCTCGTAATGTTCAGGATTATAAGATGTATTGACCGAGATTCCCTGGTCTATATATTTTTGTAGTATTCCACAAATGGCTAAATAGCCTTGTGGTGATGTTTGGTCCCATAGTAAATCGTACTTATTTTTTAAGTGGTAAAAGCCAGGTACGACCTGTGCCATTACACCATCCTTTGATTGTTTATATGATACTAAAGCTCTTGGAGGTTCAATACCATTAGTACTATTACTAATTTGAGCGGATGTTTCAGCCGGCATTAATGCCATTAAAGTTGAGTTTCTAATTCCACTTTCTATGAGTTGTTTTCTTAACTCTGCCCAGGGTAATCGTTCCTCATGCTTTATTAAATTATTTATCGCTCTTTTATATGTATCATTTGGAAGTTTTCCACGGGCATATTTTGTCTGATTATTTTTAATACATGCACCTTTTTCTACTGCTAAATCGGCTGATGCTTTAATAAGATAATAACTCCATGCTTCAGCATATTCATCTACTATTTTATAAGCTGATTCATCATACTTTAAATCTCTCTTTGCAAGGAAATAAGCTAAATTAATTATACCAATTCCTAAAGGCCTTCTATCTTTTGTACCCTTTTCTGCAGCTGCGATTGGATATGATTGATAATCTAATAACTCATCTAAAGCTCTAACTGAAAGATTACAGTATTTTTCAAACTCATGTGGCTCATTTATCAAACCCCAATTAATTGCTGATAGAGTACATAGAGATATTTCTCCAGTATGGTCATCATAGGACTCTAAAGGGCCTGTAGGTAAATCAATCTCACAACATAAATTACTCATTCTTATTGGAGCTTTCTTCTCATCAAATGCACCATGTTCATTTGCATGGTCAACATTCATAAGATATATTCTACCTGTATCTTTTCTTTCTGTTAGGAACATTTGAAATACATCAATTGCTGGTAAACTTTTCTTTCTTATACTATGTGCCCTTTCATATTTCTCATATAACTCTTGGAATAAATCCTGGTCTGAGAAAAATGCATCATATAAACCTGGTACATCATTTGGGTCAAAGAAAGTTATATTACCACCTTCCAATAATCTTTCATACATTAATCTATTGAATTGAAAGGCATAATCCATGTGCCTTACTCTTGTTTCTTCAGTTCCTTTATTGTTCTTTAATACTACTAAATCCTCAAACTCATAGTGCCATACTGGTAGATATACTGTAGCAGCTCCACCTCTTACACCACCTTGAGAACATGATTTTACAGCTGATTGAAAATATTTAAGGAATGGGATAAGCCCTGTATGTACTACAGAGCCATCACCAATTTTTGCTCCTATCGCCCGTATACTTCCGGCGCCAATGCCAATTCCAGCTTTCTTACTTATATAACGTACAATACTAGTAGCAGTAGCATTAATGGAATCAAGAGAATCTCCGGATTCAATAAGTACGCACGACGAAAACTGTCTAGTAGGAGTTCGAACTCCTGCCATAATTGGTGTAGGTAGCGAGATATAGAATTGAGAAATCGCATCATAATACTCCTTTACATATTTCATTCTTTCGTCTTTATAGCCACTAAACAAAGTAGCTGCTATCATCATATACAAAACTTGAGGTGTTTCATATATTTGTTTCGTCCTTCTATCTTGGACTAAATATTTACCACGGAATTGTTCCATTCCTGCGTATGTAAAGTTATCATCTCTATCGTGTTTAATATAATCATTTAATTCAGCCAACTCTTCCATTGAGTAGAGTTTTAATATTTCTTTATCGTATACACCAAGGTCAACATTCCTTTGTATAATCTCACAAAGTCTTGGTGGATTATATTGGCCATAAGCTTCTTTTCTCATTTTATATGATATAAGCCTTGCCGCCACAAATTGATAGTTGGGTGTATCTTCAGATATTAGTTCAGCTGCTGATTTAATTAACAGTTCATGAATATCATAAGCAGGAATTTTATCGTATAATTGTATATTTGCTTTTAACTCGATTTGAGACATGGAAACATTTGTGATGCCTTCTACAGCCCACTCTAATACTTTATGTACTTTATCGAGATTAAATGGTTGTGTTGAACCATCTCTTTTAGTGACAGATATACCGTTTATTCCATTCATAATTTATATATTATATCACAAATCAACTGATTTGTAAACTGATTTTTTATTTATTTTCTAGCTTTTCTATTCTTTTCAATAGTTCATCATATCCGTCAAAGCATTCAAGCGGACATGGTGGGTGAGAATTTTTTTCGAGAATATGTAAACGATTCATTATACCTGGATATTTCTCATGGAATTTTTTTTCTTGTTTAATTAAATCAATGCCAAGTTTTCTTTCACACCACTTATCAAATCTTAGCAACCATGCAGGTTGATATACTTTTAAGATTTGGGAAATAATAAACCGAACAATGTTTATTACAAGACCAATCATTAGTCTTTTACTTTTACTTGAGCGCCAACGGCAGGTTTATCGTTTATTGTGACGTTCCTATAATATACAATAACTTCTTGAACTTCTCTAATATATCTTCTAAGCTCTTGCATATTACCAGACATGATTTCATAATCACCAATTGATATAGCCATAAAAACTATATCGCCATTATTTCTTTCTTTATTCTCATCTAAAAATCTATCTAAATAACTATAACCTTCTGGCCAATCAGGGTTTTCTTTACCATATTTACATGAACCATCTTCATTCTTTTCTCTTTTGCCAGTTTCATTATCCTTTACACAAGGATTTGCGATTGGTGCAGTAGAAACTACATGCCATTTTATATCTTCTAAATCTATACCTCTTGGCATAGCTGGTTGTATGATTTTTATATCAACAGGTTTTGAACTAACCGTTATTGGTTTAGTTCCACCAAACGATGAACACCCACTAATTATTAGGATTAATATCGCCGGTAGGATCGTCGAGCGAATCCAATTCCCTGCTATCATTTTCGATTGTGTCAAAAACATCTTTCGTACCTCTATTCACTTTGGTTTCTAATAAACCTGGTTTTGCTATAGCTAATTTATTTAGGTTATGTCTTTTAAATATATCCATATACCTTGCTGCTTCTGCTTCTATTTGAGCATTTTTATTTATTAAAGCATTTAAAGATTCACCTTGTTTCTCATAAGATTCTTTTATTGCTTCCATCGCTTCTTCTTGCTGCTCTATCGCAACTTGTAATTGTGCGTTATTTTGTGTTAGTGTTTGGTTTTCTCCATATAACCACCAACATGCTAATCCAAGAACAAGTGCTAAACCGATAAAAAATTGTTGCATTATTCCTCCTCTATTTTATAACGTAATCCATTCATACCACGTATATGTATTTCTCTATGGTCTTCAGTTCTAAATTTTATTTCTTTAAAATTAGATTTTAATATCTTTCGTACATGCTTAAACTCTTGGTCATCTGAGTTTCCCCATTGCTGATCGTATGAAACTTGAATTGTATATCTTGTGCTAAACCAACGCAGGATGCGTAGCCATATACTATGAAAGAAATTAAGTACTTTTTTTAGATGCTTCACGTGCTTGTCTCCTAGCAAGGATACGTTCTACGAACTTTCTACCCTCTTTGGTTCGACCATCATATACTGATTTTTTTACTCTGTCTTTATGTTTTTTATGTTTATCTTTGGGCATCATATCGGCTGGCATTGCTACACCACCGTGAGCGACTGCATTTGCTGCAGCGTCTTCCCAATATTTTTTGTATTCTTTAAATGTCATTCCGTTCTTCATCTTGTAATATCCTGATTTGAAATGTATATATTTTGCCCTGTGGGAATATGTTTTACCTCATATATATTTATACCATTTATAACTTTAACTGGTGTAAGAAAATCATCTACTCTAATTTTAGTTCTAGCCATAGCAATCATTTCTTTATTTAAGTTATCTAAATGGTCATTTAATAACATATAAGTTCCTGGCATAAGTTCATCATCTCTCATAAACCAAGAGCTTTCATAAATATCTACTGGTTCAAACTCATGACCTAGAGCTTCTTCGATTACTTCTTTGATTTTTTTATCTGACATACCAGTATGTTCTTTTATTAATAACATGGCTGCGGCATATGAACCTACAGTTGATTTACCACCTGGTACTTTTCTTATTAATCTTTTAATATTAAAAACTATTCTATGGAATATAGTATAATTATCTTTTTGGATTTTTGTTCTTTCTTTTGCTGGTACAATTACTTTATAGTTCTTATCAATTACACCTTGTTTGAACGCACCAGTCTTTTCAACAGGCATTGTAAGTAAACGCAAGAATCTTACCGCGTATCCAAAATCTGCTATTGCTGAAAAACTCATAGTTCTCTTAATACCTCTACAATATATGGGTCTAATCCCACATCTATTTTTTCATCTTCAGGTAAATAGTTTAAGTATATTAAGAATGGTTTGATATAATGCCAGTGCTCTTCGTTAATTTTGAACCACATCATTTTATTACATGGTCCAATTCCAAAGACATTATAAAGAACTATTAAATGATTTAGTATGAGCCTCTCTTGTAAATCACCTGTGAGCTCATACCGTTTTAATAATCTTTTTAAATATTTAAATCTATTTAAGTCCTGTTTAAACTCTTCTACATCAACACATTCTGGATTATTATAATGGTTTGCTGCAAAAAGTTTAAAATTCCTATTATTCAATTCATCAAAAACTTTCATTATATATTATATATAACCACTAAGTGGCAGGTTTTATTTTACAAAATCATATTCCATATCATCATTCCAATATATAGACCATTTGCCATATATTGCTGATGAAATATAAGTGTATCGAGGTTGACCTTTATACTCACCCTCCATTGGTTCAAAAATAATTGTTGTATAACCAGGTTTCCACTTTCTAGTTTTTTCTCCAACAGCCTGTACTAAATACTGTATTTTTTCAATAGCGTTATGTTGAGCATAATCTCTCTCAACTGACTCATCGGATAATATGTCACCAATTACTTTAGCGTATTTCTTTTTAAAATCATCTACACTTTTTGCTATAACTTGTCTTGGATTAGCTTGTTGTCCATAAGGCGTTACACCTAATCCAAGTATTTTAACTCTTACATCTTCTCCAAAAGGATTATCTCCTTTTTTAAATCCAGACCTTTTAGCTAAACTACCTTTAGCGTGTATTTCGACTTTATCACCAGCTCTAATTTTGCTTTGATTTATTCTACCTTCTGATAAATATTGTTTAAAATTTTTCATATCTTAACCTCTAAATGGTTCTCTCTTAATTGCTGAAGGAGCTTGGTCTTGTCCTTCAGGTGCTTTACTAAAGTCTCTTACTTTATCGCTAATTTTTATTACTCTCTTCATATTTTCTTTTGCATCTTTTGCTGCAAATTTCTTTAGTTCAGCAGCTTTCAATGTACCAGTTGAATCGACCATATACATCATACCCTGGTCGCCCTTACCGCCATCTGCAATTTCTCTATGACCAGCAACAGCTAATACATATTTACCATCACTATAGTAAATATAATCTTCGTTTTCGCCATCAAAATTTATACCTTGAGCCACAACAGGTTTTCCAATAAGATGGAATCTCATAGGATTATAATTAACAATACTTAAATCCGGATAATCACCACGTCCACCAGTAGATTTCCATAGCCTCTCACCCATAGGACCTTCTTGTAAATTTACAACCTTATTTTTAAATTGAAAATAATCCATTAGTCACTCTCGTTATCTGCTTCGTAATTTTTATCGACGTAATTAAAGAACTCTTTTTTCTTTTTATCATCTAATTCAGCTGGAGATTTAACACCATACTTTTTCAATGCTTTGTTAA